TGCTAGGAAATATAGTATGATTTTTATTTGCAAAAAGACCGTTAGAGTTTCCAACAAAAGTTAGTAAACCATTTGTATTAACTTGTGTTTCAGAAAAAGGTTTGCCAAAGTCTGGTACTAATAAATATAGCACACATGCAAACCCTATCTCTGAATATCCACTATGTCTATGTACAACTTGATATTCACCCTCTACTTGGTCACTAATCCAAGCATCATGCATATTGATTGATATTAAATCAAAATTTTCTTTTTGGTCAAAATCTGAATTATTATAGACATGAGTTACACATTTTTTAATTTCTTTTTCATTATCAACATCACCAATCCAATCTAAAACTCTATACTCACGATTTATAGATGATATATAATCCATTCTAGGTATTGTATCTTCAATCATATTACTTTTTTTATTTAAGAAAGCATTATTTTGTAATAAACTAACATCCATTTTTTTATTTATTTTATCAATAAGTGTTTCACTCAGTTTAAACTTAAATATTTTCTGACCTGTTGTTATAGTTTCAACATGTTTCATTCGCTTACCTCGTAATATAAATTTTTAGCATACTCTTTTAATTTATTTTTGTCAAGTTTAGTATCAATTTGCTCTATATAATTACCTAGAAATGTCAATGTGTCTTCACCTTTGTCTATAATATTATCACTTACAGTTAAATTTATATCAATAGGGTCGTCTATAATCTGTAATTGATGCACATCTATCTCATTATATAATCTTTCCACAAATTTATTATACATCTCATCATCAGTTTTATTTGATATATACAACTTAACAAAACATTTATTAAACTGACTTATATCGTAGTTTGAATAACTGGTTTCTTTGTCATTGTATATAATTTTTTTATGTATTCTATATGGATTTTCAACTCTTGTCAACTCTCTAGTTTCAGTATCAAATATATGAAAACCTTTTGGACATTTATAATCTGACCAAGTTATTTCATATTGTGTACCAAGATAATATATTTGACCGTCATCAGATTTTTTATGAAAATGACCTGATATTACTTTTTCATATCCTTGAAACATATTCTTTTCAAGACCTTGCTCTGAAAAATGACCTTTGTGCATTTCAAAACCTTTTATTTCTAAATGACCCATCATAATTTCACATTTAGAGTTTTGCACCATATTTACAGTTTCATTGTGATTGTCATCACATATCCAAGGCACAAACAATATATCAAGTTCATCAAAAGAAACTATCTCTGGACCAGTGTATATTTTTGAATTACCATTTATTCTTAAATTTTTTATAGCATTAACTTTGTTAGTGTTCTTATAATAAGTGTCATGGTTACCTAAAATTACATGGGTTTCTATATGATTTCTATATAGTCTTCTCCAAAACTTTTCTCTAAAGTTATGTGCAATATTATGATTTATAAACTTTCTTCTATCAACGACATCACCAAGATGTATCAAACTTCTAATGCTATTTTCTTTTAAGTACGGAAAGAATATATCATCATAAAACTTGTTTTGATATTCCATAAAAGCAGGTGAATCGTTGCGACACCCAAAGTGTGTGTCATTCAACAATGCTATTTTCATATAAATTCGTCCAGTTTTCCCTTTAGGTTTCTTCTTTTAGGTTCTTTCTTTTTTTTTCAGGTTCTTCTTCAGTTGCATTTGCTCTTAAAAATTCTGTAAACTGATTTGTATATTGTGAATCATCATGTGCTTGAAGTGACATGTCATCAAAATTAGAATCTCTTAATAGTTTTTGTTTTATTATTACTTGTTTCTTTTCCTTTTGAATTCTTCGTATAAACGCATAATATATTATTTGTGTAAAATATGCAAAAGGGTTTTTAGATTTTTCTGGATTAAAATTGTCTAGATATTGTAAACAGTTTTCTATACCATCAGATATCATATCATCTTTAAATGTATAGTTTATAAAATTAGGTCGATAAGATAAGTGATTCGCTATTTTTAAAAAACAACCACCTATATAATTTGTTACTAAAGGTTTATCTGTATCATTTTTTTTAGCATCTTCACAAAGTGTTCTATACTCTTTCATTGCCTCTAAAAACTTTGCATTATCAACGTAATGTTCATTTTTCTTTTTATTTTTTTTCATAATATTAATATACTTTATTCCTCAAATATGTCAAGTGTAATTTTAGACTTGACAAATCATTTTTTGTTTGTATAATCGGGTATGTTCCCCGTTAATGAAGTGTACCATTATCATCATCATCATAATAATCTAAAAAGATTTCATTAAGTTTTTTGTTTTCTGCATCTGTAAATCTTTCTCTTTTATACTTCTCATTTTTTGAGACCGGTTCTTGTTTTCTATCATATTCCAATTTTACTTCATTATAACTTTTTATTATTTCTGAAGATGCATTTGTCATTGTTACAATTTTATCTTTAGGTATGGTTATAATTTTATCGTTTGTGTAACTTGCCCATTTAATTAATGCTACATAATCTTTAAAACCTATACTTGTCATTGAAGGTATATATTTTATTTGTAAAGGTCTATCTAATCTCATTAAAGGAGATTTGTCAGGTAATTGATTTTTACCAATAACAATTCCACATACTATATCGTCACCGTTCATTAATTTTATTACTTTAATATTTTCACTCATTTTTTAACTCTACTTTATGTATTTCGTAATTAAATTTTTCCTCTTTGTATATATTTAGTCTTTCTCCAAAATGTCTTAATGTGTAATTAGGTACATTATTATATGTCATATTATCTGATATATCATACAACGTAGCATCCGATTTATTATCTTTTAATCTAAGTCCCCTACCGATAGACTGTAAGTTTCTAATGCGTGACTTACTAGGTGAGGAAAAAACAATGTTATGCAAGTTGCGAATATTAATACCAGTAGAAAAAGTTCCATATGAAGCAATAATAATAGCATTGTCTGATTTTTCTGTAATTTGTCTAATGTATTCTCTTTCATCTGTATCAACTCCTCCGTGAACGTAAAATACTTTTTTATCTTTTGCTTTTTCGGCAATAAGTTCTCTCAAGTCTTTACCATGTTTTTCTACAAACTGAAATAAACATAGTGTGTTACCTTTTAATGCTATACATAAATTTCTAATATATTTATTACGACCTTTATGTTTGATTAAATAGTTCATTTCTTCTCTATAATCAAATTTGCTTTTTATATTATTATGTTGTAATACTAAACAATATATTTTTAATTGTGATAATTGATTTCTTTCTTGTAATATGTTTGTTGATATAACTTTATTTACAGAACCAAAAACTCCTTCTAATACTAATTTATGTGTTTTAGAACCATCTAATGTTCCTGTAAGTCCAACTCTATATTTACAATCTTCTAATTTATTCATAATTTTTGTTAATGATACTGCTTTAAATAAATGTGCTTCGTCACCTATAATCATACCAAAGTTTGAAAACCATTTTTTTGGTTGCTGATATACAGATTGCCATGTAGATATTACAACTCTTTTTGATGTATTTTTAGAATATCCTTGATATATTTTATGTATGTTTCGTAAACTATTATAACCATATTCTTTAAAATCTTTAAATAGTTGTTCTACTAAAGATGTTGTAGGAACTATTATGAGTATTTTATCTGATTTAGTATCTTTTAGTTTTAACAAATTATATATTAGTATAAGATATATTATTAATGACTTACCACTACCTGTAGGTGAAAGTAGTAAACATCTTTTTTTCTGTATAGCATAATAAAATGCTTCTTTTTGATAATCTCTTATCTCGTGTGGTAATTTTAGTGCATTTAAAAATTTTTCTACAAGTTTTGGTTTTATTCTAGCATCTTTAATTTTTGCACCATCAACAACTTGTATATTATTTTTCTTACACCAATCTAATATATAAGGATATAAACCAACGTATATTTGACCAGATGCATACTGAAATAGTCTTATTTTTCCATCCCAAACTCTACTTCTATATTGAGGTGTAAATTTAAAACCGGGCATCTCGAAAGCAAAGTATTCACTTAAATCTCTTTTAATTGAAGGTTCTGCTTCAACTTTAAGATATACTTCATTTTTCTTTTCTATTACAATATATTTTGTTAAGACCATTGGTTACCTAATATCCAACCCACTAAAACTTTTCTAGTACCTTTTGTGACTGGTTTTACTCTGTGCCATATAAAAGAAGGAAATACTAACATTGTACCTGGTTTAAATGCTTTTAAATCTATAACAGATACCTCATCTTCTTCTTTTGGATTAGGAACTGTTATCTCTAATTCACCACCCTCATAAGAATCATTCAAGCATAAAGTAAAACTTAATTTTCTTATTAGTCCATTTGGATAAGGTTCAGATAAACTATCTATGTGATAGTTGTAGAAATCATTTTTATTATATACTGTATATTGAAAAGGTTCAAACTCGAAAAGTGAAAAGTTCCAACCTGCTTGATGATTTGCATATTGAATAGGTTTTATTAATTCTAAATCTAATGTCTTATCAGTTATCCAAGAAATTTTTGATGAACGATTATTTTGATTACCTTCTAATATTTCACCTTTTTTAAACTTTTTCTTTTGACCTATTTTTATGACTTTATTATATATTTCTTTAGATACTGCATTTTGTTTTACATAATATTTGTTATTTAAATACATTATTCACCATTAATAAATTTTCTCCAATCAATCATACTCTTAATCAAAAATCCTCTATTAGATATTTGTTTAACAGTTTTATCAAGATAATCAATCACAACTTCAAGGTATTTTACTTTCTGTCTTGTTTTTTGTAATTCACCATCTGCGTCTAAGTATTTATCAATGTCTTGTCTTAGTATTTTTAAATCAAAAGGTTGCTCTTTGTAAACTCTTTCTTCTGCTTTACCTGTATAATATTCCCACTTATACTTTTTAAGTAGTTTATGTTCATCTTCTGCTTTAACCAAAAGCAATTTATATTTGTTAAGATATTTTAAATACTTGTTGTGCAACTGTGGTGTGTTAGCAGACATTAACGATAAATTTGTTTCATCTAATATTAAATCTTTATCTGCTAAATTTTGTAGTTCTTCTAATGTCATATAATCCTTCCGAATGCCCACATTCTCTCTTTGCACCACCAACATTTACCACAATGTTCTTCTGTGTTTACTATGCAACTAAATGTTAATGGAAACAAATTATTATGTAAACCATAGTTATAATATTTTTGTGCTAAATCTCTTTTTGTAAATTTAAAGTATGGCGTTTCTTTTGCATCTAAATTTTTATATGCATCACCTTGTCTTTTAATATCAACATCATCATCACCAAAATTAATTTTAGGATTTTTAGTAACACCTATCATTGAAAACCCTTTATGATTTTCGTGAAACTTTTGAAAATCACTCATTGTAATATTTAAATGATTACTGCTATCAGTTTTTTTAAAATATATATCTTTAAATTCGTAATCGTTTAGTTTACTTACCAGATTAAATACCTTATTCATTTTTTCTTGGCGAACATAAACTGGTACATCTTCTTTGTAAAAATGTATAGGTCTTATGTCTGTGTTTTTGTGATGCTTTGTAAGTTCGTACAGTAGCAGTGAACTATCAGCACCACCTGAACAAGATACATATATTATTTGGTTTTTAGGTAAATCAAACATATCATATTATAACAAAAATACTTGAAAAGTCAAGTCTTTAAGTGGTTACTGTAGTACCTTTTGTTGCACCTGGTGAAGCAAATGAATAACCCATATAACCAAATGTTACTGAAGCAGTCAAATATGATATATCTGTTTCTTGTTGATTATAATCTAAACCAGAAAGGTCAGTAGGAAATATATCCCTATATCTTACTTCTACAACTGGATTATTTTTACTTGTTAACACTGTTAGAATTGCATCTGAAAATATAGGACCTGCTGAAACAGGTTGTTGACTACCAGTTAATGTACCACCATCTCGTGTTCCTGGTAAAGGTTGAGTAGGAAACCTATCTCTACCTGCATCTATTAATTCTGAAAATTGTTGGTGATTATCAGGATTTCCTAATCCTGTCAACCAACCATGTATTTCTCTATAGTTTTCTAAATTTTCATCTACTATAAAATCCATTTCAAGACTATTATATTGTAACGTATTTCCAGGTAATGGAATATTTGAAAATCTAGTTGTTTGTTCTAATTGACCAATTTTTATACCAGGAATATTTACTGCTGTGCAGAAATACTCCACTTTAGGTATCTTAGTCATACTAAATTTAAATTGAGTAGGACTTGCATAATCCAATTGTGTTGGTTGTCTTGATAATCCTGATACTGTCATAATAGTATTTATCCAAAAAAAAGGGCGTCTGGAAAGACACCCTTCTTTAAGCAATATGATTTGCAATACTACATTAAGTTTGCTACTTGCACTCTTCTGTAATATCTGTTGGAGTTTGCACTTCCAGAACCATCAATAACTGCGGCGTCTCCAGTACCTGCTTCAGCAAAAGGATTTGCTTGTAAACCGTACCTAGTTTTGAAACCAATTTTTGGTTGGAAATTGTCTTGACCAACTGCTCTTACCATTTGTAGTGGTACATACGGACAGTAGAATAATCCACTATCGTATGGTGAAGAACCTTTATATCCAACTACAAAGTATTGGGCGGCGGCACTGTTTGCAGAATACGGATCAATATAAACTTTATATCTACCATTTAATATTCCAGCAAATGTATTACCTGTGTCGTCTACTTGCAAGTTGTTATTAAGTGCTGGTGTGTAATCTAAAACACCTGCCATTTGAAGTGCTGAAGCAACATCTGAACTTGTGATTAAGATGTTACCTTTTCCTCTTCTTGTTCTTTGAGCAATTTGGTTTGCTTCTCTCTCAACTTGGAACATAAGACCTTTAAATCTCTCAACTGACCAACGACCGTTTGAGTCTGTATCTAAGTCAAAGATACCAGCGGTAGTTGTATTGATTGCACTTACAGAACCGATTGCTGTGTTATCAGACTGTGATGCACCAATTTCAGCATTGATGTAAATAGTTCTTACAACTTCTCTGTTGATTTCAGCAAGAATTTCAGCAGAAAGAATGTTTGCTAATTCTGTTTCTGCATCTAATCCATGAATTGCTTTTAAGTCTTGAGCAAGTTCCATTGTGTACTCTGCCTTCAATGCTCTACTTCTAGCAGTTACAGTGGACTTTTCAATACTAAACGCCATTTCAGCAAAAGTATTATCTGCTGTTCCACCTAATGCTTCTGCGGCGGCGGTTGTCATACCAGTACCTTTTGTGTAAGTACCAGCAGGATTATCGTTTAATAGTTTTGGATTTGTACCTGCGTGAGCAGTGCTTGAGAAACCATCTACAGATGAACCTTCTTTGTTTCTTCCAGAGAAGTCTGTATCTGCTTCGTCAAATAGTGCTTCTGTTCCTGACTGACTGTCATATCTTGCCCTCATTGCAAAGATTAATCCAGTTGGACCAGTCATTGGTTGAACACCACAAATATCATAAGCGATTAAGTTCGGCATTGCTCTTCTTACTAACGAGATTAAAATTGGATCCCAGTTATCGACACTGGCGCCAGTTGCGTTAGCAGGAGTTACACTCGGACTTGCTTCACTTAGGAATGACCTGTCTTCGTTTATTGCTTTTTCTTGGTTTTCCAAGATGACTGAAGTAACGGCACGTCTATAAGAATCCTTAATTTCAGGTAAATCAGGATGATTTAAGACTGGTTGCCATTTCTTTTCGTATGTTTCAGATAAATACATTATTATCTCTCCCTAATTTGTTTTTGACAACTTAATGTCTTTTAGTTTACTTATAGCGGCGGTATATCTTGCCATAGAATTTGACAACTCTGCACTATCTACAGCAGTATTATCGCCGACCGCTACATCATCAATATCAGATGAAGTTTCTTTCTTACCAAAATAAGACTCTTTAATAGTGTTTATTTTTGCTTTGAATTCTTCTTCATTTGAATACTCAATTTCTTCAGAAAGTTTATTGAACTTTTCTTTTTGTGAATCAGCAAGGTCAGATGCAACTTCATTTACAATGTCGTTTCTCTTATAATCACTGGTTACTTTTTTAAATTCAACATTCTTTTGAATCTCTTCATCAAGTTTTTTAGATAACTCTTCAATTCTTGATGCTTGGTCTTCTAACACATTATACTTTTCATCTGGAACATCTATGTAATGGTCCTCGAAAAGTTTTTTAAGACCTGAAATAAAATCTTCTGCAATTTCACCCTTAATACCTCTTTCGATAGCAATAGAGTTTTCTTTCATCCATTCTTCAACAACATATGTTAAGTATGTGTCTACCTTTTCAGAAAGTTT